ATGGAGCCTGACTCCGGCTATATGTTCGTGGCCATGGGGAACCGGAAGATCCCCCTCTACTCTGTGCTCAATGCGTCCGGCGTGTCGGACGAGAAGATGAAGAAGGCCTGGGGGGAATCGAGCTTTGCGTCCAATCGCAAGAGGGCTAAGCCCGAGAAGGACCTGACCTCCTTCCACATCGCGTCCGGCAAGGGGAAGCCCGAGGCTGGGGCCGACATGAAGATGGAGCTTCAGCGGTACTTCGCTGGGACTGAGATGGATCCCGAAGTCACCAAGGCCACCTTGGGGAAGGGGTTCGCTCAGGTCAATGAGGACGTCCTGTTCCGTGCCTCCAAGAAGTTGATCTCCGTCAGCGCGGGGAACACCAAGGCTGATCAGATTGACTCCCTTGAGTTCAAAGAGTTGTGGACTGCCAAGGATCACTTTTCTGAGCGGTTGAGTGCCTCCAAGAACGACATCCACAACAGGGTTCGGAAGACCCTCAACAAGGACAAGATCCAAAAGTCTATCCGTGATGGGGATGTAAGGGTTCGCGACATCATCATGCCGGACCTAGTGCAGAAGCCCTTGATGCATGTGTTCGGGACATCGCTGTCCTCCAACTCGAATCAGATCAACCCCCTGTCGATGCTGTCGGATAGATCCCACGTGACCATCATGGGTCCAGGCGGGATTCAAAATGAGCATGCCATCTCAGGCCAGAACACATCGCTCGATCCTTCTCAGCTCGGCTTCGTCGATCCGATATACACCCCGGAGTCAGCGCCGGGTACATCCATGCACCTGTCGGCAGGTACGGTCATCAAAGATCGGAAGCCCCACACGAAGCTATTCAACCTGAAGACAGGGAAGGTTGAGTCAGTAACCCCTCAGCAGGCAGCAAGGAGCACCGTCGTGCTCCCCGATCAGGTGAAGTGGGTGGGCGGTAAGCCTCGCCCCAACCAGAACATGGTTCGAGTCTCCGACCACGAGGGGGAGATCCGTGATGCCCCCTTCAAGGATGCGGACTACACCCTCATCGATGCCTCTCAGGTCTTCGCTGTCGAGTCGAACCTTGTCCCCTTCATACAGAACGACTCGGCCCACCGCTCGACGATGTCTGCACGCCACATGGGGCAGGCCATCAGTGTTACGGGTCGAGAGGCCCCTGTGGTTCAGGTGGAGTCAGCTCCGGGACAGACCTTCGAGAAGCTGGTAGCTGGCCGCTTCCTAGCGCACAAGACTCCCGTCGATGGGATGGTGCTTGCTGTCGAGAAGGATCACGTAGTCATCAAGGGTTCGGACGGGAAGAAGCATGAGGTCGACCTCTACGACCACTACCCGCTGAACGATCCCAAGGCGATGCTCCACTCAACCCCCCTCGTGAAGCCGGGGGACAAGGTCAAGAAGGGGCAGTCCCTCGCCGACAACAACTTCACGAAGGACGGGCAGCTCGCCCTGGGCACCAACATCCGTACGGCCTACCTAGCGAACGGGACGAACCACGAGGATGGGGTTGTCCTTTCGGAGAGTGCTGCGGCCAAGCTGGGATCGGAGCATCTCTACAAGCCGTCGCTACTGTCATCTCCTGACACGGTCTTCGACATGAAGAAGTTCTTGGCACACAAGCCCAAGGCTTTCGGGTCGGCTCAGCTCAAGAACCTCGGGACAGAGGGGGTTGTTGCTGTGGGGGCCACAGTCAACGCAGGTGATCCCCTCATCCTGGCGCTGAACCCGGAGACGAACCCGGACAGCATCGACGTGAAGATCATGTCCCGCCTCTCCAAGAAGACGCGGCTGGACTACAAGAACGCGAGCCTTACCTGGGACCACGAGCATCCCGGCGAGGTCGTACGCGTCACCAAGAAGGGCAAGAGCTGGGTCGTCCATGTGAAGACTAAGGAGCCTGCCATTGTCGGTTCCAAAATCTCCACCCGCCATAGTGCCAAGGGCATCGTGGCTGAGATCCTCCCCGACAATGAGATGCCTCAGGACCAGAAGGGCAAGGGTGTGGGCATGCTCATCAACCCTGTGTCTGTGCCTGGCCGGATGAACCCTGGGCAGATCTTGGAGACTGTCGCTGGGAAGATCGCCGAGAAGACGGGGAAGCCCTACAAGGTCAAGAACTTTGATGGCAACAAGGACTACCTGGCAGACCTGAAGAAGGACCTGAAGAAGCACGGCATCCCAGAGACCGAGACCCTATTCGACCCGAAGACTGGGCGGAAGCTCGGTAAGGTTACGGTGGGGCCCCACTACGCCTTCCAGCTGGTCCACCAGATCGACAAGAAGACTCACGTGCGTCACGGCGGCTTCTATGTGAAGGGCCTCGCACCCCACATCCGTTACGACCAGAACAAGGTTCCCCGCGGTGGTGGCGAAGGTGGGGCCCAGTCTCTGGGCGCACTCGGCATGTACGGGGCGCTGTCGTCCGGGCTCAAGGACAATCTCCGGGAGATGCAGACCTGGAAGTCCGACCAAGAGCAGGCGGAGAACGTTTGGAACTCCCTGACCCGAGGAGAGCTTGTACCTCCCCCCCAGGTTCCCTTCGTCCACAACAAGTTCAAGGCCCAGATGACAACCATCGGCCTCAACCTGGACAAGCAGGGGAACCACCTTCGTCTCATCCCCAACACGGACGAAGAGGTGATGGCGCTGAGCCGCGGCGAGGTGACCCGCCCGGACATGGCAGTCATCGCCAAGAACGTGAAGCCGGAGAAGGGTGGCATCTTCGACACCCGGATCTTCGGGGGGCAGAATGGTAGGCACTGGGGGCACGTCAAGCTCGTCGAACCCATGCCCAACCCTGTCTTCGCCAAGCCCATCGCACAGCTTCTCGGGGTCAAGCCTGCTGAGATTGAGCTGGTGGTAGCGGGTAAGCAGACCCTGCCCAAGTACGGTACCGGACCGAAGGCCATCCACAAGGCACTGAAGGCAGTGAGTGTTACGGCCAAGATTCAAGAGGTCGAGAAGCAGCTCAAAGATCCTCGGGTGAAGGGGACAGAACTCAACAACGCCAACGCTCTGCACAAGAGCCTGAGGATGTTGCAGGAGACCAAAACCCACCCCTCCAAGGCGTTCTTGATGCAGAACGTCCCAGTCATGCCTCCGATCTACCGCCCCTTCGTCTCCTCGCCGGACAAGACAGACCGCATCGATCCGATGAACAACTTGTACCGCCGGCTCGGGCAGGTGAACGTGAGCTTGCAGGCGAGTGACAAGGACAAGGTTCCCTACGACCTGACCCTGGCGAACCGCGGTGACCTCTACAAGGAGATGCAGAACCTCTTCGGCACCACGCCCAAGGGGAAGAAAGCCTTCGACATCGACATCCGAGGCACGAAGGAGATCCGGGATAGGACTCTGCCCGGTGTTCTCCACATGGTTGCCGGGGCCTCACCGAAGGACGGCTTCTTCCAGGACAAGATGGTCGGGAAGAAGCAGGACTACACGGCCCGAGCCACCATTGTGGCTGACCCCAGCCTCGGTCCTGATGAGGTGGGTGTCCCCAAGAAGATTGCCATCGAGCTATTCCGACCTCATGTCTCTCGGCATCTCATCCGCTCGGGGCTCAACCCCATCGAGGCTCAGGAGAATATCCAGAAGCGATCACCCAGGGCCTTTGCAGCTCTGGAAAAGGTAGTTGAGAACCACCCTGTCTTGCTGAAGCGGGACCCCGTGTTGCACGCCTATGGACTGGTGGGGCAGAACGTGAAGCTCACCAACTCCCGCGCCATCAAGGTCAGCCCCCTCATCCTTCCGCCCATCAACGGTGACATCGACGGTGACCAGGTCGCCCTCATGGTTCCCCTGTCTGAGAAGTCGAAGGCGGAGGTGCGGAAGATCCTACCTTCCCAGCGCCCCATCTCAGATGCCTCTGGGGATGTGCTGTTCAAGCCCACCAACGAGTCGATGCTCGGCCTCTACCGATCTTCCTTGAGGAGTCATGGCAAGGTCACGGGGAAGAAGTTCCTGTCCTTGCGGGAGGCAGAAGCAGCGTTCACACAGAACCGCATCGACCTTCCCGACACCATCACCATCGGGAAGGCGCGGACGACCCTGGGTCGTGCCCGCATCGCTCAGGTCGTGCCCGACAAGTTCAAGCAGGAGATTCTCACAGGTAGCGCACCCTTCGGTAAGAAGGAGATGCACGAGGTCTTGAAGCACACTGCTGTGAAGGAGCCCAAGCACTTCGCTTCCGTGGCGTCAGGCCTGAGTCAGCTCGGGTTCAAGATGGCCTACGAGTCCGGGCACAGCGTGACCTTGGACGACCTGGAGCCCCTGAGGCCTGAGCGGAAGCTGATCATCGACAAAGCGAAGCGTCAGGTCGCCACACTCAAGGGTCCCCAGGCTGGAGAGAAGGCGACCGACATCTACCTGGACGCTACCCGGCAGCTCCACACGGCCTACGACAAGCACTACGAGAAGTTCCCCACCAATATCTCCGACATGGCCAAGGGTGGGATCAAGTCCAAGAAGCCGCAGTTCCAGGGCATGGTCATGGCCCCTATGCTGGTGCAGGACTACAAGGGCAGGCCCTCGAAGGTCCCGATCACCAAGAGCTTTGCTGAGGGCATCAGCGTTGGTGACTACTGGATGCAGTCCCAGGGTGCTCGGCGCGGAGTCATCCAGAAGGTTGATGGTATCTCGGAGCCGGGGTACTGGACCAAGCTCATGGTGCAGGTGAACATCGATCAGCCGGTCACCAACAAGGACTGCGGTACGCGCAATGGCCTCATGATGCCTGTGTCCAACCGGGACATCATGGATCGACACCTCGCCTCCCCCGTCAAGCTGGGTACCCGGGTTCTCCCTGCTGGAACCACGGTCACTCCTGAGCTTCAGCGTGCCTTCGGTAAGGCTAAGATGAAGTCGATCGCTGTGCGGTCTCCCTTGAAGTGCCGGCAGCCTCAGGGTGTGTGCGGTGTCTGCATGGGGCGTCACCCCAGCGGACAGCATTATGAAGTCGGAGAGAATGTGGGGTTGGCCGCTGCTCAGTCTCTCGGTGAGCGGGCTGCCCAGATCATGCTGAGGCAGACCCACGGTGGGGGGCTGGTCACAACCGACAAGCAGGTTATTGATGACTTCGACACGGTGAAGTCCCTCTTCGCCATGCAGCGTCAGCGTCGGCCACACCAGGCACCCTTGGCTACCCGAGCAGGCACGGTAGTGAAGGTCGAGGCTCAGAAGCAGGGCGGGTGGGCGATCTATGTCTCCGGCTCGAAGAAGCCCTTCTACTCTCGGAAGCGTCCCCTCACCCACATCAAGCCTGGGTATCACTTCAAGAAGGGTGAGAAGCTGACCCAAGGTGACCCGAACATGCACGACCTCCTCAAGACCAAGGGTCTCGAATCGGTGCAGGACCATATGGTCCAGCGCATCGGAGGCATCTATGGTGGGGAAGGGATCAAGCAGAGGCACGTCGAGCTGGCGGTGCGGAATGCTACGGGCCTGGTGCGTGTCGCTGATCCCGGGGACCACCCTAGCTTCGTGCGCGGGGACTACCTTCAGAAGTCTGTGGTGGATGAGGTCAACCGCAATGTCCTCAAGGGCAAGAAGCCCATCCGTGCGAACACGGTGCTGAAGAGCATCGCTGAGATCCCTCGGGCTCGCCAGAAGGATTGGATGGGTCGGCTGATGACGAAGAACCTGGGGGAGGTGGTTACGACCGCAGCTCAGCAGGGTCAGAGGTCAAACCTTCATGGACTCCACCCCATCCCGGGGCTGGCCTATGGTAAAGAGTTCGGCCGGGGCAAGGGTCCGGCAGGATACTAGATGGCCAACTCACGAGGCTCACCCAGCGATAGTAACTTCTCGCGGTTCCGCTGCGAGGAGATGGTGATCACGAACGTCGACAAGAGGATGTGGACGATCGACGCCGAGTCCCGTCACACCGCCAAAAAGGTCAACGACATCCAGTGCCTGGTCCCCTACCATCACTTCGAGGGTGGGGAGGGGATCCACTTCCTTCCTGAGGTGGGGGCCATCTGCTACATTGCATGGCCCAGCGACAACACCGCGCCCTTCATCATGGGGTTCAAGGGGGCAGCGTCCCAGGTAGGCTCCATCGATACCGAGGGTGACCCGCAGGGCTCCACAGCTACGGAGGCAACAGGCTCACCTTCAGGGGTGAGTTTCAGGAGCAACAGGCCCAACCTTCTCCCCGGTGACATCGCCATGACGACTCGGGATGCCAACTTCATCATCCTCCGACGCGGTGGGGTGTTGCAGCTCGGGGCTACCGCTGTCTCGCAGAGGATCTACATCCCGATCCTCAACTACATCAAGGACTTCTGCGAGAACTACAGCATGTCCACCTTCGGAGGGGACATCGCCTGGACCGTGGAGCGTTCGGAGAGTGACCCCTCTGGGAATGCGCCGGCCTCCTACACCTTCCACATGAACGAGTTCGCTCAGGATGAGAAGGCCTCGGTCCGAGTCCGACATTTCCCCTTGGCCGCCCCTGGTGGGGGTGAGAAGGCAGCGTGGGAAGTCCATGTTGCCAAGAACAATATCGATCGGGACTCGGGGGAGGTCACCTCGGAGACCTACAGCCTTTCGATCCTCATGGATGGCTCCAAGACCGAGGTGGTAGGGGCGAACTATGACCTGACCATCAAGGGGAACCAGACCGTCACCGTTGAGGGGGATCGCCAGGTCGCCGTCAAGGGTAAAGAGCAGCACGATGTCGAGGGGGACTACATCGTCAAGGCAGGGCCTCGGGTGGCCTTAGAAGCCATGGGTGTCTACCTGGGACCCAATGCATCAATGCCAGCCGTACTTGGCACACCCCTGATGATCTGGCTCTCTACCCACACTCACCCTGTGGCGGGGGCCCTAGCGAGCCCCCCTGCTGCACCACCCCCGAACTCTATTCTCTCTCAGATTGTCAAGCTCAAGTAGGCCAGAGCCTCTTCACAGTGTAGGATATCGCCATGGACCTGTTCATTTCCGAGCCGGAGCTGACGTTCGAGCGAACCAAGCAAGCTGCCGTGCAACTCGACGAAGATCCCTCGATGTGGCCGAGGCAGATTCTTCAAGAACTATTCCGCCAGGTACCCGAGGCTTCGGAGTACGTGCCCCGGGTGGTGATGGTCAAGACCGACAAGGAGCAGGGCTACGGCCTGGGCGCCCTCGTCATCGCCTCCACCACGGACAGCTCGATGTCCACCACCGCGGGTGGCGTGGAAGCGAAGCAGGCCCTCGTGCCCGTGATCATCAAGCAGAACATGCTTCAGCCGCTCGATCTGCTGATGACGAAGAACAAAATGCGTCCCCTCACGGGTGACCGTCTGCGGGAGGCCCTCTTCCGCCCGTCCACCTTCGAGCTGATGACCAAGGACTGGGGAGACCAGTCCCTCTACAACCTCTTCTACCCCCCGGGACGTTCGGAGAATGACTTCGGCTCAGGTGTGGGGACCACGGCGTCGGGTGGTGGTGCCTCGTCGGTCTTTGGGGGCGGGATCAAGCACTCTGCGGATGAGCGAGACATCGGAACAGCCGTGGGTGCGGGGCTCGGGGCTGTGCCTGGGCTAGTCCACCAGTACCGCAATCCAGGCCTGAAGGGGTTCGGGATTCAGGTGGCAGGAATGGGCGCAGGAGCGATTGCGGGGCAGCTCGCGGGCGCCAAGATCCAGAAGATGAAGCGAGAGGAGAGGGCTGCGCAAGAGAAGCAGTCGTCTCTTCTCAGCACCATCGCCCCTACCCTCACGCAGCAGGACCTCGACAAGCTCTCCTCGGACATTCAGGCAGAGCCCGCCGTCCAGCAGCAGATGGTGGCGAACCCCTCCTTCCGCCAGGCAGTGTCCAAGCTGGCCGCCTATGATGGCCAGCTCCTCTCCAGCGCTGACTCGCTCTTCCAGAAGGTCGAGTCGGCCATGCCCACGCACGTCATGCAGATGGGCTACGACGATGCGCAAGGCACCTACTGGGTCAAGACGGCCTGTCGTTCCTACGCTCGTCAGGTTGAGCGTGTGTCCATGTCTCGGGGGGACTTCCTGAAGATCGCCGGACCTGAGGTAGCTCAGAAGGTCGACACCGAGGGGACGGTCACCGTTGCCGCACCCAATCAGGACTCGGACATCGAAGTCGACTCCTCCTCGTGGGATGTGGTCGAGGAGTCCGGCGTCTACAAGGTGATGACCGAGACAGGCAAGGAGATGATGGGGTGGGTCATCCCCAACCTCCTCGACATGGATGGTACCCGCCTGCCCATGTCGGTCTTCACCAACGGGACCGCAGCCACCGTGCAGGACGTAGTGGCGGGTTCTCGTATCGCCCTCGGCATCAACCTGCCTGACGACGTCCCCAAGGGGACGGGCATCTTCTACATGGCTGGGCCCCACGGTGTGGAGGCGACGGTCCCTGTCACGGTCAGTGGCCGTGAGGCTGGCACCGATGGCGCCGAGGTCTACCACGTCACTACCGTCATGGGCGGTGAGCACCGCCTGAAGATGGTCCCCGGCCTCAAGAAGCTGATGGCTGACCAGGGCAATGGCGAGGTGATGCTCCCGGGCACCGCCAAGTTCCTGTCGATGGACCAGGAGATCCAAACCCCCCTGGTGAGCGAGCCCAGCGGCGTGAACAAGACCGCCGGGTACTACGCCTCTCCCAGGGCTCGGGTCTACTCCGATGGCTCCCACTTCGGCTTCGACCTGGAGAACCTGCCCAAGCTGGCCTCGGTCTTCCCCACGCAGAACCTCTCCTACGACGACGCCACCTTCCTCCTGTGCCTGGCGGGGGTCGAACCTCTTCAGGCTCACCAAGCCCTCAAGAAGACCGCCGCCCACCTATCTCACGATGGCTTCTCCGGGCTGTACGATGTGCGTCCCGCCACCGAGATGATGGACGCAGCCCTCGAAGAGGGTACGAAGGTCGCCGCGGCTACGAAGAGTCTCCGCCGGCACCTGATCAAGGAGGCCTCAGTCCTCCCCGACATCCAGACCGTTGACTCGGTCCTCAGCCTGGGGTTCATCAACCCCGAGAACGTCCGCATGTACGTGGGGCACCTGCCCTACCTCGACCGTGCCCTCAGCAGCGTGTGTGAGCTGACCTTGGCGTCTCGCCTGGGGCTCAACGAGGTGCCCGAGTTCGCCGCCGCCCGCGCATGCCGTGCGCTCAACGAGGTGATCGAGGGGCTGAAGGGCCTGGCGCTGCGGGAGGTCGACGAGAGCGCCGTTGTATGATCCCGCTGAAGCATCCTTCGCGGCACTACATCCTCTACCTGTTGACCCGTCGGTCGATGAGTGCCGAGGTGATCGCCGCAACCCTGGCTGAGCAAGGGCTCCCTGTTCCGGTTCACACGGAGCAGCCCCTGAAGCTGAAGGAGAAGGGCAAGAAGAGGAAGCCTCGGCGCGTGGACACCTATCCGGAGTTCATCGACCACCTCCGCCGGGTCCAGAGGTCCTTGGACTTCCCCCCGGGGTTCCACCCCCTCCGGAAGAACCACGAGCCCTCACAGGTGTTCCTGAAGCGCCTGGGGGTAGCTGACTTCTGGAGGCAGGACCCCTTCACCATGGCGGCCTTCGAGTATCTGTCGGACCCACACATCTGCCGGATGCTCAAGACGATGCTCCTGGGTCCTCTCGGACTCCTGGCTATCTCCCGCAGGCTTGCCGAGAAGTTTGGCCTCCCCGCTACAGCCATGAACCCCCAAGTGATCCGAGCCTTCGCCCACTACTTCTGGGACTACGATGCCTTGGATCGAGCCGAGTGGGACCGGGTCCTGTGGGACTGGGTGACGGGGGATACGACCGACTACCACATCGCCCTCAAGTCCCCTCGGTCCTCGGTGGGGGCAGCGATGGTGCTCCACATTACTGATCAGGGAGGGAGTGAATCCCTCAAGGAAGTCCTGACGTACCGCTTCGGGCGTGACGCAAACTTCATGGAGATTGTCCGCGCCACCATCGGCATGAGCACCGGGGTAGCCAAGGCCACCACGATGATGATGCATACCCAGGCGATGATCCAGCATCAGGACCAGCTGGACCTACGTCGAGGTGGTAGTGCTGAACTACTTGAAGAACTACGTCGAATCGAGGCAACCTATGATCCCAGGAAGCTCACCACGGTGAAGGATCTGCCCCTGCACCAGCTTCCTCCGGGATATATCGACGTCGAATACGAGGAAATGAACGATGACAGCCCCCAGTAGCACCGAAGAACGTGGCGCCTTGCAGACCTTCAACACTCCGGAGAAGGTCCGTCACTCCATCCCCAACATGCAGGCCCAGGCCAAGCCTCACTACACGGTGGAGTGGGGTGGGCGTGTCACGGATGGCGCCATGATCTTCCACTTCTTCCCACCCCTTCAGCCCAACGGCAAGATCGGGAAGTGGCCCAACACCTCCCGCATGGACAAGCGCCTGGAGAAGGCGATGCCTGAGGTCTTCGATGTCCAGCGACTCACTGCTGGCTTTGAGGAGTCGTGGGATTCTTTTTTTGTGATTGCCGGGGGTTATGCCTCGTCCTTGGATCCTCGGCTCCTTGCCCAGAAGTTTTTCGACGCGATTGACGCCGCTTGAGCGTCATGCGGAACTTCTTCGGGAAGGCTACGCTGAAGTGGGTGCGGTGGTACTTGTTGTACTGCTTCACGTAGTTCCGAACAGCGGACTTCATATGGGGTTCCGGATCCATACGGAAGGCGTACCATCGGTGCCCCTCCTTCGTGGTGCGTGCCCCATGTACGATGTCCCCCAGGGCTTTGACCAGGAACCCACTCATGGCATCTAGGCTGAACGATTTCTCTGACGACTTCGACAAGGGTGCCTCCACCAAGCGCAGGGTTGTAGACCCATTCTACCAGTCTCGGTCACAAAAAAGGATGCGGAGGCACACCCTGAAGATGCTGCCGTCCGATTGGGTGAGTCGGTTCGTGAGGATCAAGGACGGGGACACGGGTAAGGTCAAGAAGATCGACTTCTCTGAGCGGAAGTATCTCATCCGCCCCTACAACTCCTCGGCCAAGAAGATGCTCCTCATGACGAGTCGTCAGGCGGAGAAGTCCACCACCCTGGGGAACAAGCTCTTCGCCCTGAGTGGGATGCGCCCCATGTACACGTCGCTCTTCGTGTCGCCCTCGGCGATGCAGACGACAGTGTTCTCCCGGACAAGGCTCGATGACATCGTCACCGTCAGCCCCCTGCTCCAGGCCATGGTGACCAAGGGGAACACCTGGAACATCCTGGAGAAGGTCTGGGGCAACATGTCCATGATCTATTTGCGATATGCCTTCCTTACGGCTGACCGTATCCGAGGCCTCGCGGTCAACGCTATCTTTGGCGATGAGCTTCAGGATCTCCTGGTCGACAACATGCCGGTCATCGAAGAGACGGCCTCTCACCAGAAGGATCCGATCTACGTCTACTCCGGGACACCCAAGTCTCTCGACAACAACATCGAGCAGTACTGGGCCAAGTCTTCGACCATGACTGAGTGGGCCATCCCCTGCGAGAGGCATGGGACCCCGAAGAATCCTGCGTCCTGGCATTGGAACATCCTGGGGGTGAAGAACCTCGGACTCAGTGGCCCGATTTGTGAGCAGTGCGGCGGACCCATCAACCCCGAGCACCCCTACGCACGGTGGGTGGAGACGAACCCGGGAGACCCGAAGCGTCCGGAGACCCGCCCCGAGTTCGAGGGGTACCGCCTCTGCCGCCTGATGGTCCCATGGTTCTGGAAGGACCCAGGCAAGTGGAAGGAGATCCTCGAAGCCTACGAGAGGTATCCTACCGCCCAGTTCATGAACGAGGTCTTGGCGGTCTCGTATGACTCAGGTACCAAGCCCATCACCCGGGCGGAGTTGATCCGAGCCTGTGACTCCAAGTACACCAACGACCTGGCGCAGGTGTCGGAGCTGGCCAAGACACACCCCATGTACTTTGGGATCGACTGGGGCACAGGGCAAAAGGCCTACACGGTCCTGACAGCCTGGTGCTACTGCCGAAGCGATGACGCTCTCCAGTGCGTCTACATGTACCGCTTCGAGGCACAGGAAGCTGACCCGGAGGTGCAGGTCGAGATGATCGAGAGGCTTGTCTCCGACCTGCATGGCAAGTACATCGGAGCTGATTACGGGATGGGCTTCTACCAGAACAAGAGACTCACCTCGACGTTCGGTCCGCAGCGTATCCATGTGTTCCAGTACGCAGCTCGTCTACCTATGAAGGTGGCCTACAGCAGCAAGCTCCACAGGTACCTGGTCTTCCGCACCCCTCTCCTGGCGGACATCTTCCATGCCCTGAAGAGGGGGAAGCTCCGCCTCCCTGACTGGGAGGCAATCAAGGAGCCCTTCGGATCGGATGTCCTCTCAATCTTCTCCGAGTATTCCGAGACGATGAAGATGATCAAGTACGACAAGCCGAAGTCAGCGACCGACGACTCATTCCACGCGATGGTCTATGGCGTCTTGGCCTCCTTCCTCGATCACCAACGGCCGGACATCATCACCCCGACCCAGGACAGGTCGGCTCAGGCCAGTGACGAGTACACCCTCTTTGAAACGTACGCTCAGGATGTCGACTCCGAGGAGATGGAAAACCCGAACCAGTGGGGGTAGGCAAAAGAAAACTGCCAGGGACTTTCGTCCCCAGCAGTTCCTCACACGTCGAGGGCTAGTTCAGCCTTCGAGCTGGTCGGGCTCTCCGGCGTCGCCGGCCGAGAGGAGACGACTGACCGCCTCTTCGCCGCCAGCCTGTCCGGCCTTGTTGGCCATCGACACCACGAGGAAGCCACCGAGGCCGCCAGTGCCGATGACGAAGAGGCAGGTTCCGACAAACCCCGCCACTTTCCAGGGATCGACCGCGTACTCCGGGCTCCGAGGGTCCCCACCCTTGAACCCGATGCACTTGCTGAACCACGACGACTCCGTGCATTCCGCCTGGTGGCGGACCAACGTGTGAGCGTAGTTCGACTCACCCGTGTGGTGCGTGCTGTCGAGGACCTCCACCATGGAGTCCATGGTGCCCGTAAGGGACTGAATGGTTTCGCGGCTGCTGTTCGCGGCGTTCACCGCCTTCTCGGCCTTCTCTTCCACCTCCACCTTTGCAACCTGTTGTTGCAGCTGTCGGTTCTGGTCTTGTTTCTCATCAGGCATGTTCTTGGATCCTCCTCCTGAGGGTTGCCCCTCGTGGCGCAAGGTTCTGCGCTCACCATGCTAATAGATCGTTACGATCGGTTTTTCTCAGATCAGACGTCGATGTTAGCGAAGAGCGCGTTCTCCTCGATGAAGAGTCGGCGGGGCTCTACCTGGCTACCCATCAGCAACCGGAACAGTTTCTCTGATGCGATGGCGTCCTTGGGCTTGATTGGTGCGAGGGTCCTTTCTCCTGGATCCATGGTCGTCACCCACAGAGTGTCGGCGTTCATTTCTCCCAAGCCCTTGTACCTGCTGATGCGCGCCTTCGGGTGCTCACGCAGAACTTCAGTCAGCTCCTCCTCTGTCTGGCAGAAGAAGGTCAGGCGCTTGGTCTTGACCTGGTAGAGCGGGGGCTGGGCGATGTAGACATGCCCCGCCCACAACAACGGTTGGAGGTGGCGGTAGAAGAAGGTCAGCAGAAGCGTGCGGATGTGAGCCCCGTCAACATCTGCGTCACACATGATGATGATCTTGTGGTAGCGCAGCTTCGTGATGTCGAAGGTACCCGTACTCACCATCCCGCAGCCGAGAGCATTGACGAGCGTTCCCAGCTCATTGTTCTCGATGATCTTCTCTACCTGCACGTCCTCGGTGTTGAGGACCTTCCCCCGTAGTGGGAGGATGGCTTGGAACTTCCGGTCCCTGCCCTGCTTTGCTGTGCCTCCAGCAGAATCCCCCTCGACGACGTAGATCTCACACTCCGCAGGGTCCTTGCTCTGGCAGTCAGCCAACTTGCCGGGCAAGGACATCGGGTCGAGGAGTCCCTTGCGCTGTACGTTCTCCCGAGCCTTGCGTGCAGCCTCCCGTGCCCTGGCGGAGAGGACAGCTCGCTCGATGATCTTCTTGGCCTCCGCAGGGAACCTCTCCAGATACCCTTGAAGCCACTCACCCATCACCTCATCCACCAGCTTCCTGGCTCCAGCCGTGACGAGCTTGTCCTTCGTCTGGGAGCTGAAGCTGGGGTCAGGGATGCGAAGGGAGACGATGGCGAACAGCCCCTCTCGGATGTCCTCCGGCTGGAGTCCTTCGGTCAGCCCCTTGGTGAGGTTGTTCTCTTTGGCGTAGGTGGAGATGATCCTCGTGAGCGATGCCTTGAACCCTGTGAGGTGTGTGCCTCCATCGTGGTTGAAGGTGTTGTTGCAGTAGCACCGGATGTCCCCTTGCTGCTGAGTGGTCCAGGCCATCGCGACATCCACGATCTTCTTCTTGCCTTCTCGGAAGTGGATCACCCCCTTGTGAACAGTCTCCTTCTTCGAGACAATGTCCTCCAGGAAGTGGCCGATGCCCCCTTCGTAGGTGAAGACGACCGTCTTGTTTCGTGCCCGTCGCTCATCGGTGAACGTGATGGAGATGCCTGCGTTGAGGAAGGCGAGTTCCTGGAGGCGCTTCTTCACGGTCTCGTAGTCGAACTCCAACACCTCTGTGAAGATGCTTCGGTCTGGCTTGAAGTAGATGATCGTCCCGTCCTCGTGATCACCCCTGTCGATCTCGGTCAGCTTCTGGGTGGTCACCCCCTTCGCAAAGCCGATCTCCCAAGCCGAGCCGTCACGGTAGACCATCACCGTGGCCTGTTCGCTGACGGCGTTCACTGCGGAGACCCCCACACCGTGGAGCCCTGCGCTTCCGCCTTCGTAGCTGTCGAGGTCGAACTTCCCCCCAGCGTGGAGGGTGTTCATGACGACCTCGACTGCGGGCAAGCCCTCCTCTGGGTGGATGTCCACAGGGATGCCCCGGCCGTTGTCCAGGATCCAGGCCCCGCCTGCCTGATCGAGGAGTACCTCGACGGCATCACAGTGGCCTGCCAGGTGCTCGTCAACAGCGTTGTCGACGACCTCCCACAAGCAGTGGTGCAGGGCTGTCCCGTCTGATGTGTCTCCCAGGTACATGCCTGGCCGCTCTCGAACAGCTTCTAGACCTCGTAAGATCCGGATGTTCTCTGCGGCGTAGGCCTTCTTTTTGGATGCTCGCTTCTTCTTTTTCTTGACTGCCATAGATGAGTTCCTCCTCACCTGGCTGATAGGACAGACCGGGGGTCAACTACCCACCCCAGCACGTCTTCAGGCTTCAGACGGCCGAGCCCCTGAATCTTCATGAGGGATTTGGCGACGTCCAGGAGGTGGGCTGCGGCGTCGTGTGTGTCGAACCCTTGGATCAGGAGGTGGTCGAGGATGAACAGGAAGGGCTTCCACGAGAAGGGGTCTCGGGTGGTTCGGGTCAACTCCAGCAAGGTCTCTTCGTCGAGCCCCAAGACCACGTGATTCCACAGGTTTGCTGTGTTTTCAGAGGGATCGAGGGATCCAATGAGCGCATCTGTGTAGAGAAAGAAGAGGGTCATTGGGGTGTTCCCTGGCTGGGGTTCACCGAACGCTCGGGTCTCCAGGTGCCTAACGCGGCGTTCGATACCTGCTACCGTTGCCTGTAGGCCTGCGGGATCAGAAGTATTTACGTTCATGCTGCCCTTCCCCTCGTGTAAACAGATAGGGTACCCTACACGTGGAACTAGGTGATGGAGATCGCCACAATGACGACCGACCCAATGCGCTTCTTCCCTGGAGCACAGGCTGTTGATGCAGGGCATCTCGAACTTCTCGGGAAGCAGGCTGCATCTCTTGCTGATGCCGGCCCCCTAAGCCTGGCCGATGCCGCGGTGCGCCTACTCAACTCCGAGAAGCTGAGTTCGGAGCAGGTGCGTCGCGTCGTTGAGTTCGCCAACACTGAGGCCTTCAACCGTAAGTTCGGTGCCCTCGACCCCGCAAACCGGGTCGTCGACATCGAGGGTGGGCCCGCTGATCCGGAGCAGGTCATTCAGACTCTGAACAATCAGGCTCGTCCGCAGGCCGTGGAGTTCCAGTCCTCGGATTACAGCATGCCTCCAGAAGCTAAGGTGGCTCACGAGGTCGACTTCGGCCTGGGCCCAGTGCCTGTCCCCCATCGGGGAGGGGTCATTCAGCGTGTGCTGAACCTTCAGTCGAAGGTCGCTCGGGCTCACGAGGAGACGGTGCAGAACGCAGAATCTGCCCGGTTCCAGATGGTGGCTTCCATCGGGGAGCTTCAGGGTGTGGTGAAGACCGCTGTCCTAGACGGCCTGTGTCGGGAGGATCTGGTGGCCTCGTGGCTAGCAGCTGACCCCACGCTGGTGAAAGAAGCCTTGTCCTACATGCCTCGAATCCCTGTCCGTACGGGGATCAAGGTAGCTCATCGGGTCAACCCGAAGCACCCTGTGGTGGCGCGCTACTGCGAGTTCGCGAAGCAGGCCAACCACTTCGCTACCTTTACGGTCGCTCGGCAGAACTTGGAGCGGCGACTGATCGAGATCAACTCCTTCATCACGGAGCACACTTCGTGAAGGGGCACCTCATCACGTTCCTGAAGGTGGCAGATGCCTCCGGCGTGAAGAAGGTCATCTCAGGGGCTGCCAGCGCGGGGGGGAAGTACCTCCGCGGGGCAGCTAGCCTGGGGAGTAGGGCCGTCGGTAAGGCCGGCGGAGGTGAAGTCTCCAAGGCGTTGGGGGCCACCGCGGCTCTCGGGGCTGCGGCTGCCGCCCCAGTCATCGCCCTTCGGTATGAGCCCACAGGGTATGGCCGGAAGTTCGAGCGGGCCGCAGGCAAGGGCCTCGGCGCGGCCGGACGTGGGGCCGCTCGTGCAGGGCAAGTGGTCGAGCAGGGATTGACAGCCAAAGACTGGGGCAGCCGAGCCGGGGAGACGTATTGATGTCCTATTCTCAACACAAAGCTGTTGCCGGCATGCTCCGGAAGATCGCTGCTAAGAAGCTCGCCGTCGGGGTCAGTGGCCTCCATCCGGACCAGATGGCTCGGATGGCGAGGGATATGCCCATGCGATCTTTCTACAAGACCCCTGAGTTTGCTGGGGCTGCTGCGGCTGCGGCCATCCCCTTCGCTCTGATGGAGGGGACGCGGGCCATCAAGGGCCTCGTGAACTCCCGGAGGAAGTCCAAGGTCTTCAAGCAGACCATGGAGGCCAACCCCCGTCTGAAGCAGCTCGACTCCAAGGCGACGCAGCGGTATTTCAACACGCTCTACCGCGTGAACCCGGAGATGGCTAAGGACCCGACCATCGCAGCCTCCTTCATCCACAATCAGCATGAGCTGAGCGATGCCACCTTCCCTGACCGAGGGATCATCGCGGGCGCCAACGAGATGGCGAAGATGCGGGAGAGTCTGGGCAAGGCTCGCTCGACAGAATCCAGTGGGCGAGTTCAGACCCACGCCATGGCAGCTGGACGACTGGGTCAGGCTACCTTCGAGGGCGTGGCTAGGGGAAGGTCCGACGCAGCTGAGCGGGCCTACATCAGTGGCCGAGCCTTGGCGGGGGACGTTCCCGCCATGTCCGATCTTCGCCCTAGCTTCGGCAGGGGTGGCGGTGGCCGAGACCGAGACCCCCGTAACCGCCGGTAGTCATGGCCTTGATCAAGCGCGCGTGGTTCCCGGGGGAACAGGACGGGGAACCACTCGTCCGCATCGTTCGTCCGGGCGTGATGGAGAAGACCTCCTCGGCCATGGTGCCCGAGGTCCAAGACTTCATCTCGAAGCTGCGCCCTGATCCCCGCTACACATATGTCCTGGTGAACGCCATGGGGTACTCCGAGTTTTTCGGAGCCAACTCCAACAAGGACTACTACGGGCACAACCACCACCTGGACTTCAACGGTCTGCTGAACGCCCCCTCTGACTGGGGTGCGGATGCTTGCAAGGATTTGGTAGCTGGGAAGAAGTGGCTCTACGGATTCCCGACCTACTATGGTGCGACGGTCTACGCCCACCACAAGAACTCCTGCCGAGACACCCTTGGTTTTGGCGATGTCATCTTCGTCATGCCGAACCACCGGATGAAGCGCATCGAGTTGGTGATGCGTGTGGACAACGAGCTGGCTGCCGAGCGGGGGCGCACCAGCATCCTCGATCGGATCCAACAGAACGCTCGTGTCGATGTGTCGATGGGTTGCAAGGTGCCCTTCGACTTCTGTTCGATCTGCACTGACTGGGAGCATGTCCAGACAGCCTGGAAGACATTCGACCCAGGGAAGCATGCACATCCAGGCATCGCCATCCTGCATTACCACCGTGGGGTAGCCCCCATCAGAGGGCTCAGCATCACTCGCGCAGATTACTGCGAGCACATGCGGCTTACCCCCGGTGCCATCCTTCCCGACGGTCGGAAGGTCTACGTCTACAATGACTTCCCCCGCTTCTTCGACATCAGCTTCGTGTGGATCGGAGCCGACAAGACTGCACGGGTCATGTGGTACATGGGGGGTAAGTCCAACGTGGCTATGCCCCAGACTGGGGCTCCTGCTCCCAGCCCCTTCCAAGCCATTGATCAGCAACGCTCCGCAGTGAAGATGGCCATGGAGAAGCGGGCGGAGAACACCATCTTCTTCAAGCGTGGGGAGATCGAGAAGGAGATCCCTGCCACCTACGCCAAGAAGATCGAACTGTGTGCTTCACAGGAACCCGATCTCCCCTTCAATCTCTTGGGTGATGCGGCGGAGATCTCTGGCCCCAAGACTCTTCTCTCTACCCTTGCGGCACTGGGGATCGTGCTCAAGCCGAGAGAGTTCCACATGGTGGTGACCAAGGGTCGTCCGATGGGGGAGAAGCTTGCGGGCTTGGCTCTGGCTCAGAACGCTGAGTTCAACACCTTCTCCTCGGGGATAGACGACACCTACGCCATAAGTGGGGACAAGGTCAGTGCGGATATGGCCAGGGTCTTCCAGCCTGCCGCAGGGTCTCGGTCTTCCTTTGCTCCCCACCTTGGACCCAGGGTAGAGGGGATGTCCGAGGGACCTTCCAGCTTCAACAAAGAGGCGAGCGTCCTGACCTCAGATGTGATGAACGAGCTGGCGGCCCAGTACAATGGCTACCGACTTTCTATTTTGGAGCAGGCCCCTGAGGTCTTCCCCAAGTACGCGTCCCTCTCCTTAGGCCCTATGGATCTAGAGTCTTTCCTCGGAAAGACGAGTTCGATCCTTACTAAAGCTGTGCCCCTTCTCCTGGGTCTTGGCCCCATGATACATTTGGTCTCAGCCCATCTCCGGAAGAAACAGGATGCCGGAGAGGATCTTGGAACCATGGCCAAGTTTGTAGCAGAGAACCCTACCTTCACCACGATCGCGACAATCGGAGCAGGGCTCCGGGTAGCGATGGGGATTCAGAGGGCCGGGGGACTCGGTTTGGCCGTAAAGGGTGTAGTTTCCGCACTACGTACAGTAGTGTGATCCCTCTGAGGTAGCTTCGCGCCACCGCCGACGAGGCCCAGTCAGCAACCGCAGAAAAGGATTTAGGAAAATGAACGACTATCTCAGCACGATCTACGACACGCCCCACGAAATCGACCCGCAGCTTGCGGCAGCCGGTGAGCTGCTCGCCAAGGTCGCCGAGGAAGAGGGCGTCGATCTCGACGACTACTCGGACGGCGAGATCAACGAGATGCTCTCCGGCATGGTGGGCCAGGAAGAGCAAGAGGACGAAGGCATCGAGCAAGAGGGTGCCCCCGTCGAAGAGAAGACCTCGGGTTTCCTCCCCAACCACATCACGACGGCCGACGTCGCCGCGGAGCTGGCCAAGGTGGCTTCCAACGAGGGTGTCGACCTCGCCGACCTCAGCCGCGAGCAGTACCATGACGCGTACAACTATGTGCATGCCACCCTCACCGACCCCGCCGTGTACCAGCAGAAGGTCGCGATGGAGGAGAAGGTCGCCGAGGCGGACATGCTCGGCCGCGTGATGGCCCACAGCTTCGACGACGAGCTTCGCAAGGTCGCCTCAGGTGATGCGACCTCGACGGGTGCCGCCGATGTCGGCCGCGCGGGGGCAAGCAAGGCCCGTGAGATGGGCGGCAAGATGAAGGACGTAGCCGCCAAGGGCTACGGCAAGGCCAAGGAGCACGCCGGAGCGGCGTACGAGTTCTCCAAGAAGAAGATTCGGGACAACCCCGGTAAGGCGGGCATCGCCGCCGGTCTCGGTGTCGGCGCCGGTCTCGGTGCGGTGGCAGCCGCTCGCCGCGCCAAGAGGAAGAGTGAGTCGGAGAAGAACAGCTCCCTCGTCCTCGACCGCGCTCGGGAGATCGCGTACGCCAACGGCTTCGACCCGGACACGGGCGAGAAGGTCGCCTCCGACCTCGACATGGCCGCCGTCAATCTCCTTCGGGAAAACGGCTACGATCTCTGAGTCATCTGATGTTTGACCGTGTCCCCCAGACTGAGTTGGTAGAGAGCTTCTTGAAGGAAGCTGCGGCCATGCCGGGTGCAACCACCCGGAAGACCTACGCTCAACCAGCCACGACGGGGGACATGCTCAAGCAGACTCGTCAAAAAGCCGTTCAGCCGCAAAACTATTCACAGCCGGTCGGCAAAACCGACCACACTAACCCATCGCTCGCAGCAGCTCATAAGGCGGTACCCCCGCCACCCGTATAGTGAGGACACACCAATGGAGATGACTCTAAATGCACTCGTTCGTAGTGCCCTCTCTGAGGCGGATGGACAGCTCAAGCTCGCCTCGACCCAAGACGTGGTCGATCCGATGAGCAAGCTCGCCATGCCCATGGATTTGGGCGATGGTGGAGAGAGCAGCGGCGACGACGAAGAGGACAAGGACAAGAAGAAGTCCAAGAAGAAGGGCGATGACGAGGACGAAGACGAGGAGAAGACCTCGGGTCTCAACCTCGCCGACCACGCCATGAAGCTCGCGGAGGCCATCGATCACGTCGGCTTGATGTGGACGAAGCAGGCCGAAGCCATGCCGACCTTCGCAGGTCAGCACAACGTGGGGGACAACACCCAGCACACGAAGACTTCCCCGGCCACCGTGCCGGCTGCTCAGGCAGGTTCCGGCGGCGGCCCGAGCGAGAACTCGCAAGGGTACCCCGCGGGGATCGACACCAACGCCAGTGAGTTCAAGAGCCCGGAGTGGGCGGGCAACCCTGAGGCACGCGAAGGTGCCATCCGGGTGAAGGGCGCCAAGCCTGGTGAGACAGCCGCGGGCAAGAAGACCGCCTCGATCGCTGCCCAGCATCGCAACCTCCTTCGGCAGCACGGCGCCAAGTTCGCCGCTGACCCTTCGAGCCCTCAGGCTGTGGGCATCAGCAAGGGCAAGGACCCAGGCAAGCTCGACATGGTGCCCCCCAGCCCGACCGAGATCCCGGGCAACAATGGCATGGCCACCATGACCAAGAAGAAGGCCAAGACCAAGCACGTCCAGAACGACACCAGCAAGGTCATCGGTGAGCCTGCCTTCTCGGGGCGGACCGACAAGGGCATCTCCGACAACCTCGCCCAGAACGGTGGCAACAAGCTTGCGGGCATCCCCGGAGCAGCCTTGCAGGCTCTCGAAGAGGGTGCCTACAAGAACCCCACCCTGCGGCGTGCCCTCGGCGGCGGTGCGGCTGGTGCGGCGGCCGGCGGTCTCGCAGGAGCGAACTACGCTGATCCCGGAGAGCGGGGGAAGGGTGCCCTCGGCGGGGCCATCCTCGGCGGTGGGATCGGTGCCCTGACGGGTGGCCTCCACGGCGCCATCGAGAACGAGGGTGTCAAAGGCATCCTGAGAGGGCGAGGTAACAGCGGGGACATAAAGGACCTGGGCCGCCTTCAGACCGCAACCTCAGTGCTCGGGGGAGCGGGTGCCTTCGCTGGTGGTGCAGATGCCGCCCACCTCCTGCGCGCCAAGAAGCAGCAGGCTGCCGAGGTAGCAGCTGCCGAGGGAGGCAAGACCGCATCCCAGACGGCTGCGGCTCGCAGCTACCTGAGCAAGATCGCTTCCCAGGCCCAGAACCCTCATGCATCCCCGCGTATGCGAGTGAAGGTCGCCAAGTTCCACAACGCGCTTCAGCGCATCAACACGCAGCGCCAGGGCTGATTCAGGAGACCATGATGAGTGACACCAGGAAGATGGCTTCTCAGGTCCCCGCAGTTCTTGCGGAGGCCAGCGCCACGCTGCGGAAGACTGCCTCACGCCTCATCGAGGCCGAGAACGAGAACGGGATTCTGAGGAATGAGTTGCGGCTCGCCAAGATTGCGCGCCGCATGGAGCAGCGGGGGCTGGAGCCTGCGCTGGACTTCGAGCAGAAGATCGCTCAGCTCAAGGAGGTTCAACCCTCCAAGCTCGATGCGCTGGAGCATGCGGTCGAACTGACTGCGGGTGGCTTCAAGCTTGGCTCTCTCGAAGAGCCGAACGACAACGTCGAAGGTGTTCATGGGGAGTCGGTGTCCGCCACCAACTATGCGTCCCTGGACAACTTCATTCTGAGCGGGCGGGCTCTGGGCTGATCCAAGAATAGCGCTCTGAGCGAAGAAAGGGATATTACACATGGCATCGTTCGATAGGCAGTTCGAGGTGGTTCGTCCAAGCCTCGACAAGCTCACCCGGATGTCGTTGGAGGTTGCCGATGGGCGCCTCCTCGACCCCAGCAACACGGCGGTCGTGCCGTTCATCGACGGCGAGTTCGCCCAGGAGGATGCCACCTACAAGTGGGTCCGAGCGGCCGACTTCGCACGTCCCTCATCGGCCATCCTGGAGTGGCGGGGAGACACGGGCGTTCAGGCGTCCCGCAAGCTCTCCGTGCTCCGTGTGGGTGGCTACGAGGCGGACACGATCGTGTTCGATCCGGCCCTCACAACTCTCGGTGCCGCCGTACAGGTCGGCGTCGTGAACAACGCAGCTTCGGGCAGCGTCAACCGCGCGGGGCTCATCGCCTCGGGTGGTGGGCTGATCCTCGGCTACATCACCCGCGTGTCCGCCAGCAATGGTGGAAGGCTTCGGTTCCTTCAGACTCAGGTCTGAGACCCGGGAACCAGTGGACAACATGAAATCAGGAGGAAGATAAGATGGCAGACGCGAAGGAAATGCTTCTCGCGCAGCTCTCGGATCCCGGGGCCAAGGCCAAGATTGCTGCGCAACTTGGTGGCTACATCCGGGACCGGCTTCGTGAGGCGAGCTATACGGAGCGTGTGCTCCCGCCGCAGACGGTCGATCGAAGCCAGTGCCAGGTGTCCGTGAATCACGACGCGCTCGTGAAGATCGAATACTTGGAGCCGAAGAGCCGCGCCATGGTGGTCACCTTCCGAGGTGAGCCCCGTACGCAGTTCATTCGTGGTGAGAAGGTCGAAGTGCCTTTCATCACGATCATGAGCGACATGTTCCAGAAGCCGGAGCAGGAGTTCCTGGCTTACGCCTTCCCCATCGGCAAGGTCATCGAGCAGAACGCTGTTCGTGACATCGGTGAGGTTCAGGATCGTGAGTTCACGCTCCACATCGAGTCGGCATGCCAGGCTCTCCAGACGGAGGCCAACGGCGGTGCCGTCACTTCGCTCAACGCCACGGGCATCGCTGCCGGTTCGGTCGTCGAGCACTCGGTCGTCAAGGGTGAGCTGGCTCGTGTGGCCAGCGATGATGACGCCACCGTGCGTCCCATCCAGCGTCCCGACATCGTGGCGCTCATGAAGCTCCTCGACCGCAACCGCTTGGAGTCCGACCTCATCCTCCTGACCACTCCCGACTGGGACGACATCCTTCAGTGGACCGTCGAGGATCAGGGCGACAAGATCCAGTCCGAGACCGTCGTCAACGGCTGGAAGTACAACTTGCTCCTGGGCAAGCGGTACGTCCGGACCATCAAGACGGACATCCTTCGTCCCGGGAACGTCTACGCGTTCACCAGCCCCGACTTCCTCGGTCGGTTCTACATCCTGAACAACATCAAGTTCTACATCGACAAGGTGATCAACCTGATCAAGTTCGTCGCGTGGAAGGATGTCGGGATGTCCATCATCAACATCGCCGCCGTGCGGAAGCTGGAGCTGTACTCCGGTGACGCCACGAGCAACGACGCTGATGCCATCCTCACCTCGGTCACTCCGGTGGGCGAAGAGGACATGGGCGCTGAGAACAACCGCGCAGCACAGCGGCAGTTCTTCCCGACGGTGGTGTCCTTCTAAGGACCGCACTGCCTGTCGCTTCGGTCGACAGCGAGGACCGGCGGGCTGGCATATTTCTGGCCTGCCGGTTTTCTATTTGGAGGTAGCGAATGAAGAACGTGATGATTGTCGGGGCGGCACGAGACGCTCGCACCCGTACGAAACGAGCGCAGGCTGGGGCTCGGCGACGTCGGGTCCGCATCGGCGGCATCCATCGCGTCCGCCCCAACCGAAGCATCTCCCTCTCTCCTGCGCAGTGCATGGAGTACGAGGCAGATCTTCGGGAGTGCTTCAAGGACGGCCTCATCCTCTTCCAGGATGTGGACGGTCGGCCGGTCCCTCTGGAGATGGTGTTCGGGGGCAAGGCTCCTGCACCTCCCGAGATGCCTGCTCCCTCGGAGCCAGAACCTGAGCCCGAGCTGGAGGCTGCTGAGCCTGAGCCCGAGCCCGAGCCCGAGCTGGAACCTGAGCCTGTCGAGGTCATGTTCAAGGACGGGGCCGCGTCGACCACGGTTGAGCCCGAGCCCCTTCCTGAGGGGTACGCGGACTTCACGAAGAGGGAGCTTCTGGCTCTCTTCGAGGGCCGTCTCGACGTGCCTGAGAATACCCGGAATGCCACGCTGGTTGAGGCGCTGGCTGCCTGGGAGGACGAGAACTTCGAGTGAGGTAAGACGTGTCCGGACCCCAGCTACAAGGACTTGCGCAACCAGAGTCTGACCTCGTCAAGGCTTTCACCCAATCGGTGAGGCTCTGGATGCGCGACTTCGGTGAGCTGAACCTCCTCATTCGTGGGGAGGAGAGTACGGATAGGATGATCGTGTTTGCGATCAATGACTTCCTGTCCGACTTCAATGGCACCCCCCACTTCACGAGCTTCAGCTTGGGGGACCTGTTCGCGCGCAACCAGCAGTCCCTTGCCCTCCGGGGCACGGCCATCTCTCTGCTACAGAGCGTCATGCTCATCCACGCGAGGAACCACCTACCCTTCTCGGATGGTGGCCTCTCCATTCAGATCAACGACAAGGCTCCCCTCATCCAGTCTATTCTTCAGCTCCTCCAGGGGGCCTATGAACAGAACAAGCGGATGGTGAAGATCGCCATCAACATCGAGGGGCTCTTGGATACAGGGCCGTCAGGCGTACACTCGGACTACTACGCGCTCAGCGCCATTGGACTCTACTGAGGAATCATGCCCTACGAACTCCTTCAGACTCAGACGCCTACGGAGATGGTGCAGCTCCTCAACGGGATCATCTTCGCTCCGAAGGCCGTAGCATCCCGGCGTGTGGACGGCGGACCTATGGTTCCGGCCACCGAGGAGGTCATCGACGGGCTCAACGGCCTGACCCTGGTCTTCACCACCCCTGCGGTCACGGTCACCTTCGCTACGGTGAACCCAGTGAAGGTCTCCGACATGCTCGACGAGATCGACACTCAGTTGAAGGTAGCCGACGCCCTTGCCGAAGTGGGTCTCGTCAACAACCACACCGCTCCGGGGTCGCTCAACCCTCCTGGGAAGCGTCTGACCCTGGTCACCAGCACGCCTGCGGGGCTTGCCCTCAATCTGACCACCAGCACCGCTGCGGCTCTGCTCGGGTTCAAGACTGCGGGCACCCTGACTCGGGCTCCCATCGTCTCCACACGCATCGTCGGGGGTGGAGATACCATCAGCGGCGGACACTACGTTATCCTGGCTCCGTGAGGACGGCATGAGCTACGAAGACATCGACAACTTCCTCTCCGACCTCGCCGTTCCCTCGGAGATCCCCGCGGGCGCAGCGGCCGTTGGGCTCCTCGCGTTCAAGAAGATGGCTGCGGGCGTCCCGGAACCGTCCCGCGCTACCTCTGGCGTGAACGTCGCGGCCCTCTCGACCACTCTGAAGCAGCTCGTGTCCTACAGCTTCGAGAAGGACGCTGCCGGCTTGGAAGGGCGAGGTCATGCGGAGTACCTGCTCGGGTGCCTCGAAGACCTGCACCCCGAAGGGTTCGTGATCCCCGACCCCGTCTTCCGAAAGATGGCTGGGGTCTCCCCCCGGGAGTCGAGGGACCAGCTCATCGCCCTGGAGCAGCAGTCCATCACCATGATGGAGAAGCTCTGCTCGTTGGTGGGAGACCACACGACCGGCCACACCTTCCGCAGCTTCATCCAAGACGCACAGCGCAGCATCCAGAAGCTGTCCGCCTACCGCCTCCCCTCCACGAAGAAGACGGCCGGTGAGCGTATCCGTGCGCGCATCAAGGTGGCGATCCAAGCACACCCCGCTCAGGTCCCTTCGGTCGATGGGACCGGGAAGCTGGACGAGGCCCTCTATGACGTCGACTCCGGGAAGGCCCGCAAGAAGGAGGCAGCCGCTCCAGTAGTGGTTCCTCCCCCGAACATGGACTCGTCGGAGACCTACGTGGCTCGGGAGCGGCAGCTTCAGCTCGACCAGGCAATGCAGGAGCTGGCCCACACCAAGATGCAGCTCAACTCGACTGCCCAGATGATGCAACAGACCCAGCAAGAGGGTCAGGAAGCACAGCAGCAGCTCCAGGGAATGGAGCAGCAGGTCCAGGAGACCCAGGCTATGGCTGACCAGTCCAGCCAGGAGTCTCAGGCCAGCCAGCAACAGGCGGTCGAGGCTGAGGGTCGTGCCGCGGAGCACGCCAGCCAGAAGATGCAGCTCGGCATGCGTGTCCAGCAGATGCGTCAGGCCCTTGCGGAGATCGCTACCCAGGACCCCGTCACCGAGGTCGGCGCCAACACCAACGACCTGGCAGCTCAGGGAGCCCCAGCTACCCCTGATCAGATGGCCCAGGAAGAGCAGGCAGCGGCGGAGCAAGAGCAGGCAGCAGCAGGCCAGCCCCCGGCTCCGGCTGAGGCACAGGAAGAGGCGGAGCAGGCTGATCGCGCAGCCGGTGAAGCAGACCAGCAGGCACAGCAAGCAGAGCAGGCAGCTGGACCCGGTGCAGCCCCCGCTGGCCCGGCAACAGATCCCGCAGGCGGAATGGCGGCAGCATGACAATCGATCCACAAAGTCTTCGCTCCATGGGGCATGAGCTTCACCGCCTGAACAAGGAGGCGGTCTCCGTTTCCGGGGTTGCGCAAGCTGCCAAGGGCTTCGGCAAGAAGGTCCTCTCCAAGGCTCGCGGAGGCATGGAGGCTGCCGAGTTCGGTGTCCGCCGAGGGATGGCTGGTGTTCGGGATCGAGTCAAGGGCAGGGCTGCGGCTGGTGTCCAGGGTGTCGGGCAGAACGCAGTGGCTGGTGCCAAAAAGGAACTCACCCCCACGTTCCTGGCGCAGGCGGGCGAGAACGTGGCCACCGGCATCAAGAGGGGCCTCACTCCCTCTCGAAAACAGGCGCTGGGTATAGGTGCCGGAGCCCTTGCTCTCGGCGGTGCGGCTGGTGCAGGCCTGGTCCACAAGGGCAAGCAGGACCGCATCAAGCGTAAAGAAGACATGCAGGAAGCCATGAGTGCGGCCATCCAATCGCAGAACAATCCGGCGGCTCAGCCGGCCGGAGGGGACTACTACTGATGGGCTACTCAGAGATCAGCGACTTCATCAACGGCCTGTCCTACCCCAACCATGACAAGCCTGGCGACAGCATCAAGATCGCCCAGAACCTGGAGGACCTCTCTGAGGGAGCCCTCCTGGAGATGGCGGGTTACAAGGAGTCATCGGAACTCCTCGTGGATTCCTCGAAGGTGTCGATGTACGGGGACAAGTCCGAGTGGCTGGAGCAGTTCGAGGGCTCTCCTCTCTACGAGCAGGCCATTGGTTTGTGTGAGCAGGACCTCCAGATGGAGCAGCAGCATCTCGCCACCCGTCAGCAACGTCGTGCGGCGGAGCAGGCGGCCGGTGGTTGGGAGCAGGAGAGCAACGACCGCGACATGATGCGGATCCAAAAGCAGCAGCTCACCCTGGCCCTCCACAAGACCAAGGCGCAGACCCAGGCGGCGATGGCTGCCGCTACGGCTCCCGCAATGCCTGCTGGTCCTCCGGGGGCAGAGGAGCCCGAGATCCCTGCTGAGGCTCCTCCTGAGGAGGCAGCAGCCAAGATGGCTGCGCTATCCACAGCCGCCCGGGGCGCCTTGATGGGTGCAGGGGGAGGCGCCCTCCTCGGTTCAGGAGTTGGTGCTGGAGTGGGCGCCCTCGCCGCAGATAGGGGTCGTCGAGGCCAAGGAGCCCTTCGTGGGGCTACGATCGGAGGAGCGACTGGAGCCCTTGGTGGGGGCCTAGTGGGTCATGGTATGGGCGAGCTGGTTGGCGTCGGGGCCGGGAAGCCTGTCAAGAGGGTCCTCGCAGGCCATGCCCTCGGCGCCCTCGGAGCCACGGCGGGTGCAGCCGGTGCGGGCCTGACCGCCGTCCACCCCAAGAAGAAGAAGGAGAAGAAGGAGAAGGCCAAGACCTCTGCCCTCTCCACCGCCGTCAAAGGTGCCCTGAGGGGTGGTGCTGCCGGAGGTCTCCTCGGTTCAGGAGTTGGTGCCGGAGTGGGCGCTCTCGCCGCAGACAGTGGTCATCGAGGCCAGGGTGCTCTTCGTGGGGCAGCGGTTGGAGGAGCGACTGGGGTCCTTGGCGGAGCCATGATGGGTCATGGTACCGGCAAGCTGGTCGACACTGGCGCGGCGTTGGCCCCCGGTATCGAACGAGCAATGAAAAGCTCCCCCCAAGGCATGGCGCCCGGTAGGGGTCGGCTAAACGCCAAGATGGAGCAGCATATGGAGAAGCTGCTGCTGGAGAAGCAGCTGGAACGGGCGGCGACGTCGTCTGCCGGTCAGGGCAAGAAGATCCTCGCAGGTACAGCCATTGGTGGTCTCGGAGCTACGGCAGGTGCAGCCGGCGCGGGCATGACCGCTCGGAAGAAGAAGACCCCTGCGGCTGAGGTGCCCGCCGAGAAGAGCGCCATGTCGGCGCTGGAGTTGGGGGCCGCCGGGACCGCAGCCTTGGCCACAGGGTACGGAGCCAAGAAGCTCTACGACCGCAAGAAGAAGGTCTCCGCCAAGCTCGCCCTCTACAACCCGGATGGTGCGACGCGCGCCATCCCCGCGATGGCCGACCGTCAGGCCGCCGGGCGTACCGGTGCTGAGAGGGCAGCACAGGTGGGCCGTACCGCCCGAGACAAGGTGGTGAGCGGAGCCAGCAGGATTCAAAAAGCCACGAAGGGTAAGGGCAAGTACATTGCAGGTGCGGGTCTCGCCGCAGGTGCAGGACTCGCCGGCCTAGCGGCTCTGCGCCACAAAAAGCAGCAGGACAAGGTTGCAGCCTCGTACAGTAAGAGCGTTGCTCGGCAGTCCAAGTCTCGTGAAGAGGCAGTAACCCGAGCAGGCAAAGAGACCCGTGCGGCAGGCGCCCCCACCTCGACTTTCTGGGGATACCGACACACCCCAAACCTCAAAGCCCACGAAAAGGGTATTCGTAAAGCCAAAAGGAAGGCAGGGAAGGCTTGGGACAAGCAACAAGACAAGGTTGCCCTTCGACTCCCCTCAAAGGTCCAGGCAGAGATCGCCGGCCGGAAGGCCATCGACACCGCGGGTAAGCTCAAGTCGAGGCTGAGCCCTCGGGTCTCTGTCGACGCAATCAAGCGGACTCTGGCAGCCCAGAGCTAGGGGATGCCTGTTGCCCTCGAAGTCACGGAACTCCTGTGTCGCTCCCTCGATGTGGATCGACATGAGTTGTCGTGGTGCGTCGTGGACACCCAAGAGGATGTTCACGACTACCTCTTCGAGGTACTGAGGAGCCAGTCTCCTGAGGGTCCCTTCGAGAAGCTCGCAGACTCCTTCGAGGACAGGTACTTCTTCATCGACTCTCGTGCGCCGGTCTCCGACAAGTTCGGGGTCGTCCACTACATCCTGCGGGTCACGCACAAGTCCTCGGGAGACACGAAGGACTTCGGACCTGTTGCTCGTGCAGCTCCGGCTGATCTCACCGCCTCCTACATCCGGAAGGCGGAGTACACCCTGCTCACCCAGGTCATTGGGCGGCAGATCTGGCTCTTCCCTCGACGACGCTTCGGCTCTCGGTGCCCGAGCTGCTGGGACTTCACCCTCTCGCAGAAGAAGCGCTCCAACTGCCTCGACTGCTTCGACACGGGCTACCTCCGTGGGTACATGAACCCCATCGAGCTGTGGATGCAGATCGACCCGGGCACCAAGAACTACCAGACCCAGAGCCAGCAGAAGGACCAGCAGTCACAGGTCTCGGCTCGAACCACCTACTACCCACCCATCTCCCCGGGTGATGTCATCGTTGAACTGGAGAACCGGCGGTGGCGTGTGGTCACGGTCACGACGAGCCAGCGTCTTCGTGCGGTGGTGAAGCAGGAGCTGACGGTGCGTGAGATTCAGCGAACCGACATCGAGTTCAAGCTGCCTCTCAACATCAGCGAGGCGCTCAAGGACATTCAGGCCAGCCCGAGCCGGATGTTCTCGAACCCGCACAACCTGGACAATATCATCCAGGACAGGCTACCTAATGCTCACGCCATCTATCCAACGTTCCCCAGCAATGACAAACTGGAAGAGTGATGCCCACCTACGCCAAGACAGCCTCTTTTCAGATCTCCCCCATCGCACTTCGGTCGATGAGTCGGGAGCTGGCTAAGCTCGCGTTCCTGGTCCAGAACGAGGCGGACTACGCTCGCTCCCAGGCGGAGGGTTTGATAGTCGGTCCTGGTGGGATCGCTCGGTCCCGTGAGGCTCACCGTGCGGCTCTGAAGGATGTCACTGCGAAGAGCGAGAAGGCTATAGCTGCGCGAGCACCGACGCGGGTACTCCCTAAGCCGGGCTTTCTCAGTAAGGTGGGGCCGAAGAGTAAGATGTTGGGTGCCGCCGTCTTGGGTGCTGGTGCCGGCGCAGCAGGTCTGGCCGCCTACAAGAGCCACCAACGAAAGAAGCAGCAGGGAGCAAGGGTATGAGCGAGATCAATGGGGTGACCCTTCAAGCCATGAGTGAGGAGCTGGTCGCTCTCAACCATGAGCATCAACTGGCCAAGGAAGCCCTCTTTGGTGCGCTCGGCAGCAAGGTGCTGAGTGGGGCCGGCAAAGCAGTCAGCTCTCTCGTTTCCAGGGGTGGCCGAGTCGGTCGGGCAGCGGGTAAGGCCCAGTCTGTCCTCGGCAAGGGCGTCAGCAAGGGCGTGAACCGGTTTGGCGGAAAGGCTGGACTCCATAAGGCCGTAGGCGCTGCTACGGTAGGTGCGGGTGCCGTAGGTGCGGGTGCCGTAGGTGCTGGACTCGGACGGGCTACGGCCCCCACCAACCGGAGGTAATATGGTCTCCCCCCTACAGATGAGGGCGATGCGTCTAGAGATAGGCAAGATCGCGGAAGCCGTGGGGGGTAGCTCACCTCCTACGGTGAACTCGATCGCAGCTCTTCAGAAGAGGATGCAGCCTGGGGACATCCTCGTGATGACCGGGGCTCCTCCTCCCAAGGGGAAGGAGAACACCCCTGTCGGGCTGGTCAACAAGCTCTTCGGCGCAGCTAGCCGAAAGCTCCAGGGGGGCGAGTACGTTCACTCGGCGGTCTACACGGGGAAGGGCCACATCACTGAGATCCGAGGCGGCGAGGACATGTCCCGCAAGCCCTTGAAGATGGGGCTGAAGTACCTCGATGCTCAGGTCGTGCGTCCGAACGTCGCACCGAGAAAGCGTCAGCAGGCTCTGAAGAAGCTCGATAAGTTTGTCGAGGAGGGCGCGACGTACGACTACAAGACCTTGGGCGCAGCTGCTGTTGCCGGACCCTTCGGTCTCAAGGGGAAGTCCTACCGAAGCCGGATCAATGACAACCAGCTCATCTGCTCCAACATGGTCAGCCGTGCGTACAGCGGTGTGAAGTTCAACAAGGACAAGGACCCTGAGCTGATGATGCCTGCGGACTTCCTTCGCTCGCACAAGGTCTCGCCCGTGGCCACTTTCCATAACCCCGATCGTGGTGCTGGATGATCTCCCCCCTACAGGTCCGTGCGATGAGGCTTGCTCTTACGGAGAAGCTCGCCACACGTACGACCGCGGGGGATACTGCGGAGCAGATGTCGGGGCCGCGCTGGAAGCAGACGGCGTTTGATCTTCCTGCGGTTGCTGTGGGTGCGGGTCTTGGGTATGGGGCAGGCCGTGTTCTTAGCGAGGGTGTGGCTCGCACCCTCCTCAAGTCGAGCCCCGTGGCGCAGCAGCGTTTCCTGAAGGCTGCGCCGTACGCCAACGTCGCCCTCTCTTCGATGGGGGCTTACGCCCTTGGTCGTCAGCGAGGGATCATGCGCGACCGTCGTGATGAGGCGGAGGCTCTTGCTCAGACCAACGGCAGCGTGAAGCAAGCTCGGGACACCGCGACAGGGCTCATGGGTGAGTTAGGCGGTGTCATGAAGGACTACGCCTCGGGCACAGCTCCCAAGATGCCTGCCCTCAGTGGGAAGGCCAAGCTCATCGGGGGAGGTCTCCTGGCTGGCGGCGCAGCTCTTGGTGGCTTGGCCCATCACCGCAAGAAGCAGCGGGCTCTCGGGTGACGACTACCCCTGTCACGGCCCCGGAGTACCAGCAGTCTGAGAACTGGCTGGGCAGCCCCTTCCTGCACATCAAGCGGGTGATCGTGAAGTTCCTTCAGGGGCTCCACGCTCAGTGTCCTCCGGGTGCCTACCAGTGGTGCCCTGCCCAGAACACCTCCCCCGACCATTTCAAGGCATCTGAGATCTGGATAGGCTCGGAGACCCCTCTCAACCCGGATGTCATCGGTCAGCGCCCCGCCATCACGGTCCTTCGAGGGCCTGGGATGTTCCAGGGTGTGGGTCTTGGGGATCAGGCTTTCCATGATCTCCGCACAGGAGCCAAGGTCCTCATGGATATGCTTCCCGTGACTGTGACTGTAAACGTCCTGTCTCGGATCCCTGCTGAGGCAGAGGGCATCGCCTGGTTCGCGGCCAAGCACATCTGGGCGCTGCGGGAGGAGATCATGCGGGGCGAGGAGGGCATCATGTTCCTCGGAAGTCGCCTCAATATCTCCCCTCCCTCCCCTGCGGGGAGCCTGGTGGGGCCCGATACGGAGCACAACTGGGTCGTCTGCTCGGTATCCATCCCGTGCTATCTCCAGACCTCGGTGACTCGGATGCCTCTCAACACAGGGGTTGTTCAGTCCATCGCAGTCAAGATGACGACTCAGGACTCGCGGACCCTTCCCCCAGGGGGGGAAGATGAGAGACAATCTACGGAGCCCCTGGAGGCTCGGCTCATCGTCGATAAGGAAACAACATGACAGCACCCACCATTCCGAGGCCTGGGGTAAAGGTCTTCCAGGAGTTCCAGGCTGCCTCTCCCACCGTCATCGTACCCAACCTTCAGGCCGCCATTGCTGGCGTAGCCAACCAGGTTGTCGAGGCAGTGGATGATACGGGCGCCTTGAACCCCGAGTCCTTCCTGGATCTTCCTGCTCGCTTCAACTTCCCGAGGGTAGGCTTGGCTGCCGGCTACGTTGGCCTGCATACCACCACCCTCATCTTCTCGTTCAACAACGGGCCTGCGGTCACGTTCACCTTCCCGGCGACGCCGACAGATCCCGACCCCGTGACGGTGAAGAACTTCATCGACGCACAGGAGATCCCGGGCATCCGTACGGTTGTCGAGGTGACCTCCACCGATCGTCGCCTGGTCATCGAGACCCTCACGACAGGCCAGTTCGCCAGCGTCGAGCTGGTGGGAGGTACCGCCCTGGCGGTGACCCCTCTGTTCGACCCCCCGGCCTCTCGCCCCGACCTCCCCTATGGTGAGGGCGGCTACCGCACCGTTGGCCTGAATGGGTACAACAATATGTTCCATGCGGACATGCAGCGGAACGACTACCCCGATCCTCGGGGCAACATCGACCAGCTGGTCATCGACTACGCCACCGTCCGCATCTTTCTCGATACGGGGAACTCGTTCATCGAGGTCCTCAACACCGAGAGCGTCCTTCGTGGGGCTGATGCAGGCACGGCGGGGATCACCGTCTTCGATGATGGTGACGGGGACAACCTCTCGCCCTACGTCGACATCGCCCTCGCTGACCTCCAGGATGCGGATGGCTACGTCCTCAGCACCTTGGATGTAGGGGCGCTGGGCTCGGTCTTCGGCACAGACACCCTCATGATCGAGACGGATGATGGTGCCGGTGGCGTGACCACGACCACGGTCACCTTCGCCACCCCCGCCGATGGTACGGCTGCGGCAGTCGCGATCGACACCGCCCTCGGTGCCGCCGGTTCGGCGTCCATCCAGGCAGTCACGGGCTTCCTGATCATCAAGACCGACTTCGCAGGCTCCACAGGTCACGTCCGTGTCCTCGATGAGGGCTCCATGGTTCTGGCGACGATGGGCCTCACGGCTGGGCAGACGGGCCAGAGCTTCCCCGGTCGTGCGCAGGTCATCGGGACCATCGATCTCACGGCGGCGGTGCCGGTCATGACGGGTAACCTCGTCATCTCCGTGGATGGTGACCCTGCTCAGATCATCCCCATGCCCACGGCCCCCACTACGGGTCCGGCTGTGGTCACGGCCATCAACAACTTCCTTCGGGACGACACCACCCCTGGTGAGGTGGTCGCCGACCTGGTCGAGGATGCCACGGTGGGTTCAGCGGGAACCAATCTTCGCCTTCGTTCCACCCTCCTGACGGGTGGCGACGAGTCGTCCATTGAGATCCTGGCCACCAGCACGGCCGCGGACCTCACGGCTCTCGGCCTGACGGTCGGGCTCCAGCAGGGCAACGCGCACAACGTCGAGGTCGGGGACGAGTTCCTGGTCGATGGTGTTTCCCAGGGCCTGGTGACCGAGGTCGTCAGCGGCACTCGGATCCGCCTCGACACGGAGCTTCTGCTCACCTTCACGGGTGATCGGTACGTCTTCATGGCCAAGGGGCTCGACAACGAGTTCTCGACGGCGACCCGCCCCACCCCCAACTACCGCATCGACGACGATACGGGGACGGTCTACATCCGCCACTTCCTCTTCCGGGATACGGCAGGAACCCCGACCCCTGCCGTGAACATCGGCATCTACCTGGGGTA